TTCCTTTTGTGGCCGGCGCTATACTCTTGACAAAACTCCTGCTCAGGGCAAAGGTTCATTCTCTATCACCTCATAGTAGAAATCTATCCAGGCTTTTACCGCCATCGTGCCCTTGGGGATTAACACCCACTTATCATGGCACCACTTGTTGAAGGTTTCTTCGTATTTATCCACTTTATCCTTGTATTCTTCTCTGGTCATCTGTAAATCCGCCCCCCGTACATTATTGTGTGGTCTATAATCGGGATCGGCTCCACGTGGAACCTCTTTCCCTTGAAATGGACTAACGAGAAGCCCTGCTGCCAGTTGGGGTGTTTGATCCAGTCCGGGTTCAGATGGCACAAGCAGAAGTTCTCCCACCAGCCGTAAGTCCCGAATCTGTCCCTCTTGTAGAATACACCCCCTCTATGGGTATGCCCACATATTCCGTTACCCCCGTGTTTCTCGTGTAGCCTCTTGGCTGTATAGCTTGAGTGTACACTTACTAAATTGCCATGTATTACCAGGAAATCATTGTTGACCATCAACCCCTGTTCATACTCGAGGAGCTGTACCCCCAAATCTTTCAACCCCATCAATTCGGCAAAGTCCAGGCACTTCAGGGAGGATAATACTGCGGCGTTATTCCACAAGAAAACCGTCAGCCGGTCCTCGTGATTCCCTTTCCCGTATATCTTCTTGGCATTGGGGAATAACTTGTTGTGCCTGTCAAGCATATACTTTGTGGAGTCTATATCTTTCTGTAGGTTATTTATCCTCAGCGGGTTCTTGTTGAACTTCGACAGCCCGTAAAAGTCGTTCATATCACCGTTATAGAACATGTAGTGTATTTCCCGGTCCTGCAAGAACCTCTCCACCAAAGACAAGCAAACGGCATCATGGTAGGGATTATGTGTATCGTTCAAGATAGCCGCCGTTCTTATCTCGTTGGTTGTATTCAGCGTAAGGGGTATGTTTATTTCTCCCGGCTCCCACCCCGTATTATTAGCCCCAACCTTAACCCCATACACCTGCCTCATTGCCCTGGTAAAAGAAGCAACATTAGGATACCCACACTCATCAGCCAGTGTCGCCCTCTCCCCTGCTAGATATTTCTGTATGATTATCTGGCCCTCGTTGCTATCCTTATCCGGGAGTCGCTTATTCATAAGACCTCCTTGATCTTTTCCTTCAGGTATATTGTCAATGCCTCTATATCGGGTTTTTGTGGTGTGAATGCGCGGCCCATCAGTAAATCAAAATCATCATCACCCAGCCTTGCCATAAACCAGTTGCGGTGTTCCTCCGGATGGGCAGTTAGATACATATGGCACCCCCCGCACAAACCGGCAGCGTTATCCGGGTCCCACCTAACGCTCATCTTCCCTCGACCCCAAAAGTGGGAGCACTGAAGATGCTTCCAGCCGGGGAATACCGTGCCGTTTTCTTTCTCTGTGTCTGGTTTGATTGTCAGGCATCTCTCACAACCCCCAACCCTGGCGATGGCCCGGCGCCGGATATACTCTGAAAACAACTTATCGAGTGGGTCAATCTTCAAGGCATCTCCCCCTTCTCGGGATTTAACTTAATTGTTGCGTCACAGGCAGGGCATATCTGTGGTTCGGGAAAAGCCTCTATACTCCAGAATGGGTTGTTGCATATCATGCAAGTCAGGTGGTATTCCTGATTAGTCCCTGGTTCAAATAGAGAGCAGATTTGATGGGTAGCACGGCCCACTGAACACTCGTTCTTCTTAACTGCTTCTAGTATCTTCCGTACTTTCTCTTGTCTATCCATCACTTACCCTCCTTAATATCATCCAGTAGCTCTTGCTCAAAATCATTAAGTTCCTCTACCGAAATCCTATACCCTACGAGTCTGTAGGAATAAGAATCGTGTACTTCAAGCTCTTTAATTCTACTGAGTATCATCTCTACTGCTTTGGTTGCTTGGGCTTTGGCGATTTCTTTATCGGACTTTGATACATCAACTAGACTCCACGGTGACTCGTTAGATGGGAAAGGTTTGTTCATCGCATCTCTTATCTCTATCTCTGTAAGTAGTAATTCAGTCATTTTTCCTCCAATGGATATGTTAGTTCGTAGCCGAACTTATCCAGAGCATCCTTATCAATGAGACTTTCTATGACATATCCCATTTTGTCAGTTACGCAATAATCAACAGAGAAGTTGTCAGGCAACTCCGCCTCTTTATCTACCAGCATTACACCGAGAGAATCTAGGTCTGATATTATTTCGTCAGCCCTTCTATAATACTTTGCTTTAGCCCATCCATAATCATTGCGCCAACTAAAACCACTCACTACTTGTTGGAATACATCAAGATAATAATGCTCAAAGAGTTTAAATGCTATCTCCTCTCGTACCTCTTCCCTCTTAGCTTTTATGTCCATTAGTTGCCTCCTCAATCTAAATACCCTACTCGCCAAACTTTGTCAGTCTGCGGTTCGATGAAGTAACATCCATTACCAATGATAGCGCAGTTTAGAGCGTGTCCTCTCTTGCCTATCATATCTATCTGGAAGTGCAGGTCGTAGCCATCCTTACGAGCGTCTTCTACCAGATGGATAGCGTAGTCGTCACAGTCACCCTTTACCCAACCGTCATCAGTAATAACATAGTATTTAGTCTCGTTTACCGGATTAATTTCTAGCCATATCTCTAGTTTATGAACACTCTCAAACTCCCTTAACTGGCAGGGATGATTGACAGGCATAAACATAGCAGGGATAACACCCATAGCCATAAAGATTGATAGTATCATTTACTCACCTTAATCCAGGCTAACCAGCACAGGTCATACACATACCAGAATACACTCTTAATCCTGCTCACTTTTACCCCCTCTCAAAAAGTTCCTCATGACATAAATCCCCAGGACAAGCATTCCTATTGAGCCTATAAATTCGACCCACCGGACGATATGGTTAGGCTCATATAGGTGGATGATTCCATACTGAAGGATTTGGGTATTGATAACGATGTAGTAAATTGACATCCAGCAGAACAGTCCCAGGGCCACTACCAGGGGTACCACGGTTCTAGCATTCATTCTTCTTTTCATTGCTTAACCTCCGCATAGTTCTCGTAATGATTCTTCCTCCAGATTAGCTTGATGGCCGGCGCCGGACCTAACTGCCGATTCTTGGCCATCTTGATTTCGAGGATACCAGGCTCAGGGGTGTTGTCATTGTAATACTCATCCCTGTAAAGCAACAAGGCGATGTCGGCATCCTCTTCGAGGCTCCCGCTTTCTCTGAAGTCTGATACCCGGGGCCGCCGGTTATCATCTGCGCGGTGTTCTAATCCCCGGTTAAGCTGACTGCATCCTATCACTGTAATATCTAGCTCCTTGGCTATAGCCTTCATGGTTTTACTAGCACCTGAGACAGCCTGGTGCATATTCTGTGACGTGCGGCACTCCTTGAATAACTGGATATAATCGACTACCATGAAATCAAGCCCGTGATCTTCCTTGATCCTGCGAGCGCAACTTGCTACCTGGGCTGATGTGCTATCCCTGAAATCGTAGAATAAAGGCCGCGCTTCGACCTTCCCTGCCAGTGTCATAATCTCTCCCCACTTGTCCTCGGATATCGTATTGTGCCTTAATTCCCTAACAGTCACATCATACAGCTTGGCTACCTCGCGCTCGAGCAACCCCATCAGGTCCATCTCCAGGGATACAAACAACCCTTTCAACCCTTTACTAACCAGCTTTAACGCTACCTCAAAGACTATCTGCGACTTACCCATCGATGGCCTACCACCAACAATAATCCAGTTCTGTCGGTATAGCCCTGCGGTGATTCTATCCAGATCAACAAACCCCCAGGATGAAGCTAACTTATTGGCCTTCGCTTCGTCAACGTAATCAATCAATCTCTGGGCTGCTTGCTTGGGGGTAACTATCCCGGTGTTCTTTACCGCGCTATCCCGCAAGGTCTTTATTAGGCTAACGGCAGTATCTAAATCGTGTTCTACATTACCGGAATCAAGCTCACTTATTTTCTGTGCTTCCTGCATCAACTGCCTCTGTAAATGAGTCTTGCGGACTATCTCGGCATAATGTTCTGCATCTAGCGAGGTGGGGGTATTGGCTATTAAATGGCTGAGGTAAGCAGCCCCGCCACACTTGTCCAGCACCCCCATGTCGGATAGCTGTTGTGCCACGGTAATCTGGTTTATCTTAATAACAGCACGACACGCCTCATATATCCAGCGTGTTCTTTCTCCGTTGAACTCCTCCGGCAAAAGGTCTATTAGTTCCAGGCAACCACCGTCTATTAAAAGACTACCGATTACCGCTTCTTCTGCTTCGGTGTTATAGGCTGTTTTCATATTAATAATTTCGCACCCACTTCATTCTCCGCACGCATTAAATTTTTAACGGCTACATTATAATATTCCTGTTTTAATTCGATTAGTATCGCTTTGCGATTCAATTTAAGCGCCATAAATGCCTCACTCCCTATACCCCCAAATGGGGACAATACGGTCTCCCCAGGATTAGAATAAAGTTTAATACACCTTTCAATAGTGCCTAATTGCAAAGGGCAAATGTGCTTTTCATCATCAACGCCCCTGGCTCGATAACATTGCAATGTCTCAGTTTCTCGGATTCCTATCCAAATGCCATGCGCCCATTCTATCCATGTCTCGTTGTCTAGTTCTCCATTGCCTACCGGATTAATGGGAATTGCATTATCCCCTGGCTTTTTGAATATTAGTACCTGGTCAATTAACGCGGGCCGGGAATCCGCCGAGTCCCTGCGCAATTGCACAAAAAGCAATGCCTTGCTCTTAACTCGTATGGCTTGCGCTTGTGGGTTCTTTTGAACAAAAGCACGCCCACTAAATATCCACCCTTCTTTCTCATATGCCCTAATAACCTCGCCGGGGAAATCCTTGATTCCTATATATCCATCTTTCTGCGCCAATGCAGGTATATCCGATGTATGGACGCAAGTAAGGCGGCCAGGCTTAGTTACCCTTAACACGCCCTGAATAACAAAAGCGTAATGACGAAAGAACTCTATCCATCCACTACAATTACCTAAATCCCTATCACTGGCAGTATATGTGAACAAGTCGGCAAATGGGGGGGAATAAACAGATAGGTCCACGCTATCTGGATCCAACTCATCCATGCGTTGGCAACTATCCCCTAGCTTGGCAATCCAATTGGATCCAGTTGATTCATCCTCTATATAATCGACAGTTATATTGCTTGATAACCCCAATTCAACCTCCTCATATTTCCTTATTTGTTCTATAAGTTTAGTTCTTAATCTGTGGGCGAGTGCATCCTTGCGCATAACATTGTAATATATCTCTGCCTCCGCCTCCGAGATAATGATAAAAACATTAACGGGTTCTGTTTGCCCATAGCGATATTGCCTTCGAATAGCTTGATAGTATGACTCCCACGAATCGTTAATACCCAAGAAAACCATATTGTGTGCATTCTGAAAATTCATCCCAAACCCTCCAATCTTGGGTTTAGTAATCAATACCGAGAACTTCCCATCTTGGAAATCCTCAAACGACTTTACCTTGTACTCGGGATTATCATTCCCCTTAACCTCAACAGCATCAGGGAATAATCTTGATGCACCATTACTCTCATTGTCTAATCCAGTCCATATTATCCACTGGGCCCCGTCCTCTTTAATAACTGATTTAAGGCAATCCAATCTAGGCAATAGCGAGGATTGTCTAGCTTTAACTCTATCAGTAATCCCATGTAGACCAGTAAAAAATAAATGGTCTCCTCTATATTCAGTTTTTACAAAAATAGGGGTTATCTTTAATTCGGGCAGAATAAAACCATCATCTTCGTATCCTAAATCAGATGGCTTGGTCATAGTCATGGCCCACGAAGATAGCCACTCGAAAAATCGATCTTCAGCATGATGCTTCAATCTCCATTCGGTTCCCCCCTTATTGGTCCCCTTCTTGCGGTATGAGTTAATACCAAAATGGAGAGTGTGTTCTTTATTGGCATTAACGAAGAAAGTGGCCAGCATCACAGGGACGCTACATATTCCCAAAAACTCAGCGTGGTTGCCAATCTCTGTATAATCGTTGGGGGCAGGTGTAGCAGTACAACACAATTTATATGGGATAGATGCACATAATGCCGTTAGCTTCTTACGAGTTTTGCCAGTAATGGCCTTTAGGATACTGGATTCATCTAGCACCACGGCTTTAAATTGACTAAAATCAAACTCATCTACCATTTCATAGTTTGTAATCCATATCCCGTTGTGTGTTATGTCACATTGATGACGTACATACACCACGTCTACCCCTATCTTGCGGGCCTCTCGTACTGTCTGCCTTGCCACGGATAACGGGGCAATTATTAATGTATTCTCATTCATTAACCTCGCCCATTCTAATTGAATAAATGTTTTGCCCAAACCAGTGTCAAGGAATACAGCACACCTACCTTTGTGTATCGCCCACAACACAATGTCTTTTTGCCAGCTAAACAACTGGTCATGCACCCCATCCAACACGCTGATTTTACCAACAGAATCAACTTTTTGATACTTAGTCTGTAAGAAATCTTCGTAGTTAGAATTCACCATCCGTCTGCACCCCTCTTGACCTTCGGTTTGTCTTTTGCGTCCCGTCTATCCCATGAAAGGATAGTAAAATAATGGCTCTTGTAGTGATCCCCCTTGCTGCCTATATAGAGGGAGAGATTTTCAATTCTGTCCATGGTCCCTGTATAGTCAAACTTGGCAAATAGCTTATCGTATTCCCCTTGGGTTAACTTTATGTTGGGGTATTTCGCTATTACCATATACTTTTCCTTTTCCTTTTCCTCTTTACCTACGGGGAGGGCTACCGGAGGGCTACCGGAGGGCTGGGGTAGTACTTCCTTTTTCTCCTTACCATTCAGGAATTTCCACTTACTAGGGTTTTTAATGTCCTGGTGTTCTAAGAAACTCTGGATTACCCCATATGAATGACCATCTGATTCTATTCGCCCGATGTCCTGAGTCTCTATGAGGCTGTTAAGCCAGTCCTCAATATCAGCCCCGGTTATATCTGTATCATAGGGGAATATCTGTGCTTTGATTTGGAGGGGCCGCCATCGGAAGACACCTGTATCATCAGCTAGGTTCCAGAGTCCTATATATAGTAACCGGATATCCCTGGGGAGAGATCCCAAGTTTTCATCTAGCCAGAACTGCGGCTTGATTGTTCTTATTCTTGGCATAATACTACCATACCACCTTTAATGTTTGTTTGGCAAGCCATTAACTATTACCACCACACCCTATAGGATTATGGGGTATCTCACTGACTATCCTGATGGCCACAATATCATACCCCCTGTCCTTTGCTTCGTAAACAGCATCACCCCAGTTACGGGCTGGGAACCTGGCCTTGTCATTGTTCTTTAATGTTACCTCAAATATCATATTGCTCCTTCCTGAGTCCCTGAGCTTACTCCTTGTCCCTATCGTCTGCCCCCAATATCGGCGTTGTAACCATGATGCCATTACAACCACTGGCAGACACCCTCAGCTCAAGCACCAACACTATTCCGTTGTCAAATTACCACCCCATTAGCTCTTTGATTTCTACCAGCTTGCCGTCCGGATCAGCGTTGAAATCGTCAAGCGAGATTTTACAGGTGTGGACTATCCAGCTATCAACAGTCTGGACGCTGGAGAACTTTTGTTTCTCCTGGATATAGGCTTTGATATCAGCTACCTTGGACTCATCGGCTTTTGGCTTCTTGTCTTCCTGCCAGAGTTCCTTGCTATCTTTCTCTCCTTGCTCAATATTTGATGCAGGTGTAGCAGTTTCTTGAGCGGTTGCTTCCTCCGGGGAGGATTCCTCTACCTTTTGGAAGGATTCTATCAAGGCTGAGGCTGCTACCTTGGTCAGTTCCTTGCTGCTCTTGACCCCGAATTTCTGATGGATAAGATCATGGAAACCAGCCTCATCAAGTCCTGATCCCTTGGCATCGATGTGGAGCTTCCTGATTTGAGCATCAGTGGCCAATACAGATGAAGTGGATGCTTTCTTCTCCACCGGACCATCTTTCGGCGCCCGCCTTACTGCGCTTTCCCCATCGTCATCTTCAGGGGCTATTCCTATCATAGCCATTAGCGCGTATCGCCTGGCATAAGTAATAGCTGACCCCATCCCCTGCGGATCGTCCTTGACAGGCTTGACGGGGTAACTCGATACTATTAACTGCCCACTGGTATGCAAGAGTATTGTCTGCAAGATTGTCTCCCCGGGTGCTGGAACTGCTATGGCTTGGACTATCGACAACCCATTTTCACTCAATGGACCACGGCAGACATCCCATACCGAGGCAAGGTCAGCGTACTTTGATTTGAAGAATGGGTTTTCGGCACCCTTTTTAGCAGGCACCATCACTCCCTGTGCCTTGGCTAACGATTCAGCCAGGGCATTGAGTTCACCGGAACTATACATTACTCCCCTCCTTTATCTCCGTATTGATTACTTCAACCGTGCCTATTTCGTTGAGACTTTCTAGTTCACTTTCTACCCCTTCCCTTAATACTATATCATCCTTTACTACCCACTTTATAATAAAAACGTACTCTTTCCCTGCTCCTAGTTCCATGATTTAACTCCTTCTTTTATTTTGTCATCATTGTTATGATTGGATCGCTATTTATCGGCGTATTATTAACTCTCCTTTTTTGATGTTACTCTAAGCCCTTCTTCCTGCCAGGCTTTTATACCAGGGATATCACCACCTGCCCGGATTACTTTCAGGATAGCAACGTCATTGGGCACCTTATATTTATCCGGCACCTCGGCAAAGTCGGTAACCTCGAATCTCCAAGTCTTGGTTATCCCGCTTGTCCCGAGATCGGCGTGGACCTGCTTTGATACGACATCGGGTATTACCACCGGGGCCTCTGCTTGCCCCCCTATGATTTCCCCTGTTTCCTCTAAGACCTTACGGGCTGCCGCATCTGCCTCGCGCTGTAGCCTGACCGCGTCTTCTGCTTCCTGCCGGCGCCGTTCCTGCTCCCGTTTGAAAGCCAATACCTTGTCTTTGGTCACCTTGTTGGCCTGCTCTAACGGTATACTGATGGATTCAAAAACATCCCGGATGCTTTTCTGGTAGTCCTGTAATGGCTTCAGGTATTCCTTGCGTTTCCCATCCAGCGCCTTCTTTAATTCACTCATTATGGTGAGGTCGTTGGTGGCTGATCCGGCATCCCCTATTGTCGCTACTGCACGTTCCTGGGAGTAGATGAGTAGTTTGGTAACCTCGTCACGGAGTTTGATCACTGCCGGGTCTAGGGCAGGCAGGACATTCACAACCGCCCGAGATAACCGTGATTCCTGTCCCGGTATCTCTACAATCTTAATTTCTGCCCCGGCTGCTTCTGGTTCAAGGCGCACTTCTTCTTCTCCGGTTCTCCATGCGTTAGGGTCTGGTGAGGGAACATAATCCCCTTTCTTTATTTGCTTGTCGATCTCATCGAAAATCTCTAGCTGGTCACCCATGCTGCCCTCCTTTTTTATTCCCGGGTTAACAGGATTACTATAATCATTCCCCCTATTACTAACAACGCTTTTAACATCATGCTTATTCCTTCGAGTATATCCATGCTACCTTCCCTTTTTGACTATTCCAACGATATACTCATCCGCATCGTGTCGTATCTCGTTACGCGATAATGGGCCAGTAGTGGGGTAACTGGCTATGACGTGTGAACCATGTCGTAGAGTGAGGTTATGATCGCCTTCCTCTACTCTTAGCCCGCACTTCTCGTGGATTTCTTCTAATATCATGTTCGCTCCTTTTGGGGGGCCGGCTCATGCTCCTTTGTCCAGCCCCCCTTATTATTGCCGCCTCACTACCCCTTTGTTTTCATAGGCTACTCCTCCTCGCTTGCCATGCTGTCATGCCGTTCTTATTATCCCACCTCACCCAGCATTCCGGCAGGTTATTGCAAAAGATGAAGTTGTATTTGGGATCAAGATAGAACTCACTAGCTGGCCCGGTAAGACCACAATGTTGGCAGGTGCGTTGAGGGTCTTTGCGTACTAGCATTTTAATCATTCCCATTTCTCCCCGTTCCAAACTTTATTATACACCTCTTTCATTACAAACGCCAGCCATAACTTTTCTAATGTATCAAAACATTCCTGTGACAACCCCAGTAGAAGCCACCTAAACCACGAACCTAGTAATTCGGGCAGCGATAGTCCCATCATCCTCTGTAGTTGATCTTGCCCTTCAAGTTGCACGCACTCGTCTTTTGTGGAATAGTACCAATCACCCTTCCCATCTACAAGAACTGTCTCTGTCCGCCAGCTTATAGAAAAGCTCATTGGAATACCAGCCCCCAAGTCAGGGGTAGCTGCCAATCTCATCTTTATATACTGCTTACTTGTATCCATCATTCCCCCCTCCTTAGCATTTTCATTACTGATTTGTAGCATCGTACCAACCAAGACTCCGAAACGGCCTGTCGTCCATCCTGTGGCCTCTGGTATGCTTTCCTGATAGCCCATACCCTCTGCTTTGTTATCCCGAATTGCATACCGATATCCCTTAGCGTCATCCGGGGGTTAGCGCAGTATTCTAGTATGGCCTGGTTCCTGTCATCCTTTCTTTTCATATTCACCTCACTATTGACTATAACCATACTAGCACATTGTTGACAGATACGCAAGCCTTTTGTTTACTTTTTATCCTCTGCCTTTATTACTTGCCTGCGCCCCCCGCATACCGGGCAGCTATAGTATGTTTCGTTCCAGGCTGTCTTACATTTCATTGATTGTTTTCCGCTTTCCTGACATTGGGGGCAGTACCAGTACTCTCGTTCTACCTTCTGTGTGTTGCTTTTCATTTCTACCCTCCTTAACTTCCTGCCCCCATCATAACATACTATTTACGGAAAGTCAATACCCCTTTGAGCTATTTTCTGAAAATAGTTTTACAATGCGACTGGCTTTCTTTGCCAATGAGGCGGGCTTTCTTTTACAATGAGACGGAGGGCACAAAAAAAGGAGCGCCCCCGGTTTCCCGAAGGCGCTTTACTGAGGGTCTATATTCTATTTTTTACCAGATGCCGCAGTAGGTCATTACAATCAAGCTGGCAGCAACGGGTATGCCTATCTTGGCGGACAGCTTTGTCATCTCCCACTGTACCTCACTCTGGATGCTTCGCCTTGTGTTGGCGGCAACGCTTCCATTTAGTGCAGTGAGTTTATCACTAATGGCTTTCAAGTCTTGGGTCTTCATTTCATTTAATTCCCGGAATACACTCCCCTGCCTCTCCTCTATTCTGGCAAGCGCAGTGTCGCAGCCTGTGTAGTCCCGTCTTTCTTCATTGTTTTCCGTCATATCAAACCCATCACTTTCAACGGCACAAAAGCCGCCACGTTAATACAAACTACTACTAGCCATTCGTATATATCAAGGTAGGAGAAAGTCCCCAGATTTCTATCCTGTTGCCTCTGATAGTATAGATACCCCAGAGCGACAACAAAGGGGAAAGCTATTGATCCTAATGCACCCCAAACCGTAATTATCCCGACTGCAATATGCCATCGACATCTGAAAGTCATTTCGGACTCTTTGCCCGGCGGAAGTAAAACTGGAGGATGAGCGTCTGGATGGTGATGGTAGCACCCAAGACTATATCCGGGAGGCAGAGATGACCACTACCGGCAAACCCCCACATTGCAAATATCGCAAGCCCAAAGACTAGAGCTAATACATCGTTCCAGCTCTGGGGTTTCATTTGCAACCACACTCATGACAGCATTCGCATAACTTATGGGAGACTTTGTGATACCAATGGAATGCCTTGAATCTGGCTTTGGCAGGCAATCGCCTCGCCATATTCGGGGAGCCCAGATTCTTCAACACTTCAGGTGCCAGGAAATAATGCCCGCAAGTTTCACAAAATACAGCGTAGTCTTCTTTAGCCATTATATTCTCCTCATTATTTTATGCTGCTGCCAAAAGGTAATCATGTTGTTTCTGTATTCCGTTTAGTTGGGTTAATGTATCAGCGACATTCCTGGTCACATTGGCTAGTTCAATCATCATAATCGAAGGGTCAAGTTCTAGCTTAGGGTGTTCAATCCATACCACTATAGCTGAGACATCTATGCCTAAATCCTCATCTATCACAGTGACGGTGGATCCCAACTGCAGGGCATCGAAGTCAAACCCATCATGAGCGGATAAGTCGATACTGTTTATCCGGTAAGAAATAACCGGGGCGCTGTGGTCTGCCAGCAATTCGTTGGCCCACTCCAGCAGGGTAGCAGAGGAAGCAATAGAGAAATTTATGAATGAGCCGATGTAGATTCCCCCCCAGGTAGCCTGTGATGTTGCGTCCTCTACATAATCATTGGTCTGTATTGTGCTAAGTTCGATACGTTTACCAGTAGCGGCATTATAACCATAGGCATAAATGCGGTTGAATAATTGGTTGTAGTCAACCTCGCGCTCGATGTCTATTAAATTCTTGCCATATCTAATCTGCTGCCCCTTGTCCTCTCCGATTGTTACGCTCCATTGTAATAGGCGATTATTGTCAACCTCGATATAACCACCGACCATAGCCTGGAGGGAAAGCAACACCCCGAGGATGGACGAGCTACCGGTGCGGATATTACGAACTAGATTTACATAGGTGGGGGCTATTGTTCCTTTGGTAATGGCAGGGGTTTGCATCGTATAAGCAAGGAGGTCGTCAATTATTTCGTCTATTGTGTCAAAGGTTGAATACTTAAAGACGGTTTCAGTTGTTGCCCCTCCGATAAAGACGCTATCATCATCCAGCGCCATGTCATAAATGATACCACCATAATCCGTGCCTTCATCAACTAAAGTCATATCAGAAGTGAGATATCTCCTGACTTTATTGGTGGTTGCCCCACCAGCATATAGATAAATCCCGTCTGCTGATAATTTTACCACATGGATTGTGCCCCCATAGGCAGGGGTCTGGTCCACATAAGCCAATGTTGTCTTGAGGTATTGGCTTACCTTTTCAGTTGTAGACCCTCCCGCATAAAGATAGGTGTTATCTATAGTAATACCCCTAATAATACCGCCATAGTCAGCAGTCTGGTCTACATAAGCCATGGTTGCCTTAAGATACCTATTTACCTTATCAGTGGTTTGTCCTCCTACATAAATATGAGTGTCATCTACTGCGATACTATATGGATTGCCCCCATAGGCAGCAGTTTGGCTCACATAAGCCATAGTTGATTTTAGGTACTTGTTTACTTTTTCGGTGACAGCTCCTCCTACATAAAGATGAGTGTCGTCTACAGCTAGGGTATAGATTCCACCACCATAGTCGGCAGTTTGATCCACATAGGCCATAGTCGACTTGAGGTATCGACTTACCTTATCAGTGGTTTGCCCCCCCACATAAATATGAGTGTCATCTACTGCGATGTGAGATATATACCCACCATAACCAACGGTTTGATCCACATAGGCCATGGTTGATTTCAGATATCGCCTTACCCTTTCGGTAGTTCCTCCTCCTACATAAATATGGGTGTCATCCTCGACAATGGCACTAATTGTCCCGCCATAACCAACTGTTGCACTCCGGTAGATAAGATTCACCCCGACATCATAATCCATAACCATGCTTGTGGCCAGTTGAGACATATAGTCCATGGCCTCTACCCGGGTTGTGATTTTATCACCGTCCCTGATATCCCACTTCTTTTGCAGCCGGAACTTTTTTATAACAGTGTCAGTATCGTAATTCCTCAGCCATAGTTCATCAGCCAGGGTTACATCAGCCAACTTACTGTCATCGCTTGGGAGCAGAAAAGACAAGGTGTGCGCTGCATTGACTTTCTGAGTGTAATTGATACTACTGGCGTTTTCTAATATAGAGATGAGATCGCCCGAAGTATCTCGCACCTCAACGATGTATGGTATTGTCATTATAAGTACCTGTTCCTATAGGCTATATTTAACGTTCCGGTAGTTGAGAAGCCCGTTACCTTAATTGAATTAGCTACACCTGCTGCAAGCCTGGGGAATTTACCACTTACATCATCCATATCAGCCGTGCCGTCATTGGTAACGATCCAAGTAGCTGTATTGATGACTAATGCTTTACCATTCCCGACCGATCCTTCCCATGTTAATTCTTCATCCGTGGTCACATTTTCAACTAGAAGTGTGATAGCAGCCAACACCTCCCCTGCTGTTAATGTATAAACCGGGTAAATATAATCATTCCCGCCCGGAGTTTCGGCAATGGTATCGGGGTCGGCATCAACATTACTCGTATTTGAAACTGCGCTAGTGCTATAGGCGGCCGGATCGGTACAGGTAAATTCTATATTACCGTTCCATGCAAGCGGTCCATTGAATCCACCCTGCAGAGTGTTGAACCGAGCCATCCAGTATCGTGTCGATAGGTTATCGAAGATAAGTTGTTTATCAACTCTCCAGTTTAGCTTACCGCGAATACCGTCAAGGTAGGTTCGCAATACTGTATGAGTAGCGGCTGTTACATTGACCTCAACATTTATAGGCAGAGGAGGTCGGTAACTATCAAAGGCATAAGCTCTGTCCCGGAGCTGGATGTTTGCGGCTAACTGGGTTAGAGGGATGCTCGCACCCGTTACCACTAGCCCATAATCATCCATATCTACAGCATTGAATGAGAAACTATTACTCACCTTTCTACCTCCGGATATCCCTTATCAGTCAAGTTAAAAATCACCATTATCCAACCCCCACTTGCCGGCTCTGACTCTGCTGTAACCTGAATAACTCCCGGGCTACCCTGTAGATATCAGCATCTTCGCGCACCACCATCTGAGATATGTTGATATTTGATGTGCCTCCTGATCCTGACGGGCTAACTCGTTCTGGCCCGGCTTCCCCGGCAATAGCGTAAGGCTTTTGGCTTTTAAGCCCATAAAGCAAGGTGGGCTCAGTGATCATCCCGCCGCCAGCCATCTTCTTTAGTCTATTGATGGTTATGGTTCCCTCTTTGCTCGGGGCTGATATCGTGGGTGTTTCAAAGGAATAATCAGGGGTAGCCCCTAACCCACCCATTATCCGGTTATACTCGTCAATAAACTCTTGTGTGTCGGTTAATTTATCGGCGTTCATTTCCTGGAAGGCCAGCAGGTCGGCATTGTAGGTGGTGACTGTTTCCGCTAACCCTTCGTTAATTGCTGTTTTTTGGTCGGCATAATACCCCTCAGTGTCAAGCTCCATTATGGCATTGTGTAAAGCATTCCCCGATTCCTCTTCCGCCCAAGCATCTTCAATATCAGCTATCTGATCTTTGATTACATCTTCGCGGGCCTTTTTACCGTCTTTAAGTTCAGCCAGTTGGTCCTCAATACTATCTTTTCTTGCACCCTCAGCATCATCAAGCTGGTCTTCTAATTCGTTCTTCCTATCACTATACTCGTTTTTTAATGCGTCTTTTAATTCACTGACACGATCTTCTTCGAGTCCTTTATCTCTATCTATCCCGTCTTCTTTTGTGTCCCCAAGTAGTTTATTGTGTTCTCCAGCGAGCCTGGCCACCTCCCCGGTCGGGTCCATCGCTATCAGCTCGGCCATCATCTGCTCGTCAATTAAACCAATGCGCTCTGCCGTGAGGTCACGGTAGTATCCGGCCCGTTCATCCAGTATGCGCTTTTCTTCGTCAGCGACTCGTGTGGCTCCATCAATGGTCGCCTGGGTAGATTGCTCGACATCGATTACTATATCATCAGATGCTTCCCGTACTTTTCTTTCGAGTTCGGCAAAAGAAGCTGCCGCCTTATCGGCATCACTCCCTATCTTCTCGGCGTCGATCATATTGGCTACTTTGTCATGGAGAGCCGTTATCTGATCACCAACACCGGGTAGCCACCCGGTAAACTTGGCTAGAATACCAAGGACTTTCTCGACACCCCCCAGGAAAAAGAGCTTAATCTTGCGCCAAGCCCCCTTAAAAAAGGACACTACCTTGTCCCAGTTCTTATAGAGTAGTATCCCTGCCGTCACCAGTAGCCCAATCAGGGTGACAATGGCTCCGATAGGGTTGGCATTCATGGCTGCGTTCCATGCCCATTGTGCCAGGGTGATTAGCTTCATTACTCCGATGGCTATAAATGAGGCCACCTTGTGGGCTACCATGGCAACCTTGTGGGCAATCAGGGAGATAGTATTAGAGTGGATGATAGCTTGGAGAGCAGCCCACATCTTCATCAGGGGGCCTATCATCATCATCATGACTCCCATAGCTCCGACTGATATGAGGATGGCAGTTGATAATTTAGGATGTGCCTCAATCCACTTTGTTAGTTTGTTTATAATGGGAATCATCGCATCCATGACCCTTTGTAGTATAGGAAGAAGGGCATCGCCCAATGCCGCCTGGGTTAAGGCTACTTCATTTTTGAGTATCTGCATCTTTGAAGCTGTAGTCTCGATTCTCTTGGCTGCTTCTTCTTGCAATGCGGAGTTTTTCACCCAGGCTTCGGCTGCTAATTCTTGTGCATCAGTCAATAGGTCCATATTCCCCGATGCCCTCAGCAATGTATCAACTACCCTAATCCCCCCTAACCCTACCTCGTCAAGGACAGGGGTTATATCTTCCCCCGCCGACTTCATCCGCCCCAACCCTGATACGAATGCCGTTATTGCCCCGGTAGCATCTTCCTTGAAGAGTGTGGCAAATTCAGCAGTCGTCATCCCGGCTGTGGAAGCAAAGGCTTCTAACTCAGCACTCCCCCCAGCAACAGCGGAGTTCATCTCTATCATGGTCTTAGAGAAAGCAGTACCACCAGCTTCAGACCTTAACCCCATAGAAGACAAGGCAGCAGAGAACGCCATTATCTGAGTCTCGGTCATTCCGATGGTAGTACCGGCACCAGCCAAGCGCATAGCCATATCAACTATTTCTGCCTCTGTGGTGGCACTATTGTTACCTAAGTCAACAATCACTGAGGCTAGTCTCTCAATATCACTTGTTGCCATGCCTGTGATATTCATAAAACGAGCCAGTGAAGTAGCCGCCTCGTCTCCCGTCATGTTAGTGGCCATTCCTAGTTTTGCAATGGTATCAGTGAAGGATATTATATCTTCCTTTTTAATACCCAACTGCCCGGCAGCCTCAGCAATCCTCGCCAGTTCAACATAGGTTACGGGCAACTCTTTCGTCATCTCCCTGAGAGCTTTGTCTAATCCGGCAAATTCTTCTTCGGTAGCATCTACTGTTTTACGCACGCCAGCAAAGGCATCCTCAAAGTCCACAGCCATTTTAAGGGAAGCACCGCCGATAGCCGCAACCACCCCGGTGATAACCATACCGACTTTCTTCATGCGGTTGGTCCAGTTACCGGCGTGCTTATTTACCTTGCCGTCCACACCTTTTAGGCTGTTTTCCAAGCCGGAAGAATCACCATTTATTTTTACTACAACATCGCCAGCAGAAATCGCCATACTATCCCTTCTTTACCTTTACCCCTGCTCTTTGGAATATGTCCATGTCTGTGGTTGTGGCCTTCTTCTTGCCCTCCCCCCTGTATGCCGCCGCCATGCGTTCTTTGCGCTCACTTAGTTTCTCGCACATGAGCGTAAACTCCTCATCTGTCCACTTTTCAAAGATGTAATCAGGTGTTATATGCCATTCGGACAAGAGGAATTCAAGTCCTTCCCCGATTGTTAAGGCGTCCCCTTTGTCGGGATCGTCTCCGATAAAGGGAATGCAAAAGCCATCACCACCTCAAAGGCTACTGCCACCTCTGCCTCGGTGGCTGTTTCCTCTATTTCCTCCCTGGGTAAATCCTTGGCATACTCAAAGAATAAGTCAATGATTGAATCTTGGCTTTTAACCATTAAAATCTTGACTGCTTCGGCAAACTCGTCCGGCTTGTCTGTATCAACCTTGGCATACTTCGGCAAGTCGGAAATCAAATCTATAACCTTCTTGCGCCAGGGGCGGGAGTATTTGATTACAAGAGGCTCAACGTCATACTCCCGCCCTCCTAGCATTACCTTGAATGGATCATGGTGTACTTTCTGGTCTTCTGTCCTTTCCATTATCTGCTCCTTTTATTTATCTTTAGGCTGCGTTATCGACTACGGTGAAGGCTGGCTCCCCGGCGGGTTTCAATGCCTGGAATGTTACCGGGACAACGGTCTTCTCCCCTTTCTTGAAAGGCATCCCAACTGAGCCAGTCGCGGTAGCTTTAGGGAAGAACATCTGACGTAAGTAACCAGCAGGGTTAAGACCTTCAAGTCTGAGATTCATGGTCTTATTGACGCTGCCCCCTACTGTTAGGATGTTACCGGATACCACTGATCCGGCCATCGCAAAGCCCATATTCGCTAGTGAGCCCTCTGCCATATTACAGGTTATCTCAATGGACTCCTTGGTGATAACACGGTCTATGGCTACGGTTTCTTCCTCCACCTCGATATCGGATTCATCGGCGTTGTAAGTAAGAGTAACTCCGTCCTCGGTATAGCCAAGGTCGACAAATGGAGAACTAAGGGATATCGCCGGGCCGGTGCCACCTGGTTCAATGGTGTAGACGGTGCCCATAATCTCGATGCTGTCAATGTAGCTAGTTCGTGCAGGTGAAGTCTCCCACAACTCTACTCGAACCCTGGTCAGTATCCAGTTCGAGCAATCAGCTCCACTGGTCAAGACCTCAATGGCCGCTTGCTGCCCGTTAAGAGCGGCTAACCCCCAGTCAAAGAACGAGGCTCCTATCTCGTCAACCCCACCTATACCAGACAAGTCAGCATCAGCGCACTCCTGGTCTAACCAAGTATTGCTTCCCGTAATACCCTGCAGATCGACATCTGTGATTTCAGCCCAGGCATCGGAGTCGGGGTCTTCAAACCTGAACTCCATCTGAGCAAAGTTACCGACCACTGCGGAGCTTTTGTGCCAGAAGCTGTTTGTGTCAAGGGCGGCTGTCCAGAGTGCCATTGTTATAGCCCTGTCTGTTAGCGCCGATCCACTCAATTCAACGTGGGTGCTACCGGCATCTCCGGAACCAGTCTTGGTGAGCTTCACTGACCTACTTCCTGCATACTGCTCAACAGTAGACCATTCTGCCCTTGCGTCATTTGGCTGCCTAACGGCCAGGGTCGCCACCCCGGTTAAGACGTTAGCGATTGTGTTCGACATGATTATTTACCCTCCTGTTGTAGTTTAATATAATAAAGCGCCTTTTCAGATAAGGCGGCTGATTTTTCTGGTTCTTTGGGTATCGGTTCCTCCTCCTCAACCTCCGTAGGTATCAACTCCCCCTCCTCCTCCTCTGGCTTTGTATCAATTACAACCGCCTCTTCTTCCTCTTCTGGTAAAACCATACTCCCTCCTTGTAAAACGCCTAGATTTTGATCCTGTGGGGTCTGGTGTGCTTCCTCACCGCATTGGTATCGGGATATTGTATTATGTGATTATCCGTTTTAGTTCTGCTTTGAGCGCTCGATTTTCCTCTTGAAGTTGCTTTATCTTACTTTCGAGCAATGTCAGGGATTTATGCCCCAAGTCCATTATTAGCTGTAGATTCCCAAGCCGATTGTCATCTCTAATCCCATTTTTGTGGTGGATAAGTTCCCAAGGGTGTAATAACCTGCCGAGATGTTTTGCCATTACAAGGCGATGTTCAGAAACTAATCCCCTACTGGTAGCCATGTGTCTAAAAAAGTCAGTAGGCGATACCCATATTAAAATATATCCATTAGAAGCCTTGGATCTACCACCCCTCCAAGCTGGGCTATTTGCTCCGGTGCGTAGATTTCTAGCACAAGCATCACATCTTGGGTTCTGGGGTTCCCCCCTTTTTAACCATACCCATCGGGCTTGCCCACAGTCAAGACAGGCACAATAACCCTGTTTATGCGTGCCTGTCTTTCTAATGTCGCCTATCTCTGGCACTACTTCAGCCTCCGTACTTTAGCGAAACATAATTGAGAAAAAACAAAGGGTCCGAAAGTAGTTTGGAATAAATTCATCCACTAGATCCTGCCCCTGTCCTTCCTCGATTGCTGATAAAATATAGTTAGACCCTACCGCAACATTCTGTATTCCCTGGAGGGCATCGTATAAAGCCCGGTAGACTTCCCGTGCATCCGTGGATTTATCAGCCCAGCAATCGAATTGTACGCTCGGATTCGGCATATCAGGAATATAAGGAGTTGCGGACCCGCCCCGGGTAAAGTAACTGACTGCCGGTAGTGTGCCGTTCTCCGGTATCCTGGGGCAGTAAATCCGCGCCCCAACCAAATCAATCAACGGATCCACCTTTGTTGACGAGGTTGTTAGATAATCCCTTATGATTTTGTTGGTATCAGGTAAGCTCATAAATGCTTCCTCACTTTCCCGGCAAATGAATCTCCCTTAGTATGCTTCACCAGCGCGGGGTGCATATAGGGCCGGGCAGCCATGCGGCTCGTTCCCGTTTCACCATACCCACCATAGCCAGAGGTAGAATAAACAGCGCCTTCCAGCTTGCCATCATTTACAATTTTATCCGGCTCTGCATCTTCCCCTTGCTCGACTGTTCCCATCCCTGAAACTTCAGAAGCAAGTGAGCGTGCGTTATGCCCCGTATCCCAAAAGTCAACGGCCTTTGCGTTCCTGATGCTGTCATTGTGAATAGCTACCACCGTATCCCTCATAGCTAACTTCGTGGCTTTATCGAGCGTATTCTTGGCTGCTGGAATCCTCAGATTGCTAATTATGTTCATGCTTAGTTTCATCGAATTGTCCTCACGAAACACTCTTTATGATGAGAGGTAGCCCCGTCTCTCCGATCTACTACCATCAGGACTTCATAGGTATCACTGTCAATTACTATTCGGTCCTGCTCGGTAACATCGACATCACCAAGAAAGATAGTGTGATCGGCGATAACTAACTCTGCCCCAACCTTTATCTCCCGGCCCTGGGTTTTTGCACTGCCGGAGGATAACCTGCAAGCAATATCCGTCAAGTGGTCCGCCCAGGTTAATGTTGGAGTACCATAATCGTCGGCTACCCCTTCCGTGTATCTCTGCGTAGTACAAGTGTTTATCAATAAACTTAAATAGCTCAATCTCCCTCCAAATCCATCTCGGCCCAGGTCAAAACAGGTGAGTTAGATTCCACCCCACGGAGATGTAGTGCTAATTTGGTCATCTTGTCAGATGCCTTTTGGGTGTAGGAGTAATCCCCTATCTTCTCGCCATCGGCATTCGCCACATACTTAGCGGCCCAGGCTTCCAGCGCATCGGCGGCTGCTAGGTTAATACTGTTTGAATTCTCAGTCAGGAAATAGGTTAGTTCCTCGTCTGTGAATACAGAATCGGTGGTGTCTGTATCGCTTATCTTCAGCCGTACTTTGCCGACTAGGGTAGTGATATCATAAGTTACTGTCATTCGCAAGTCCTCCTTCTGCGCCAGTGGGATATCCGGCCCGCATCCAATCGAGAGGATGCCATCCGTCCTATAGCTACTCTCGCTATCTCCCGCAGCACCCGGCAGTAGTGTATAATTACCGATACTGTAAGGTTGGCCGAGGTCGATACTTTATATGCGAACCTCTTAGTTACGGTAGCAGAGATAATTAGGTTGGCAGCCAAGCTAACCGTGTATCTATGTATACCAGTTATGACCATGCTGATTGATGTGGTTAATCCAGTGCTAGTTGCCCGTACATGAGTCATTGCCCTGCTTATAGTTGTTGAAGCCGTAAGCCCCGGAGAGGTTGACCTGACGTAAGCCAAGACACGATTAACTGTTGCCGATACAGCAAGACCGGCGCTTGTGGTTATCTTCGTTCCCCAAGTTCTTAGTAATGAAACTGAGGCGGTCAAGTTGGCGGCTAAGCCCCTGGTATAAGTAACCGTCCTATCAACGGTTGCCGATACGGAAAGTGCGGTATCAGTTATTATAGTCCACGCACTCTTAATGGTAATGCTAACTGCTACAGTCAGTCCAGGTGCGGTTGTCCGTACAAAAGCCAATATCCTATCAATGGTTGCCGCTATGGTTAAGTTGGCAGAGGTAATAATCGTTCTACTCCGGCTTTTGAGGATTGTAGTTGCCACGGTCAGATTAGCAGATGTGACGATTGCTATTCCCCAACTCTTGAGTATGGACACTGCCACGGTTAAGCCTGGGGTTGTTGCTCTGGTATAAGTCATTACTCTACTGATTGCCGCCGATACGGTAAGAGCAGCAGCTAAGGCTATATCATAATTCTTGCCCGCAAAAATAGCAACCGAAACTATCAGATTTGATATGGTTGCTCTCGTGTAGGTCACGACCCGATCTATAGTCGCGGATATACTTAATGCAGTAGAAGTAATAATTGTCCGGTTCCTGCTAAAAGCCACACTAACCGCAGCCGTCAAGTCAGCAGAGGTTAATCTTGTATAGGTCACGACCCGATCTATAGTCGCGGATATACTTAATGCAGTAGAAGTAATAATTGTTCGGTTCCTGCTAAAAGCCACACTAACCGCAGCCGTCAAGTCAGCAGAGGTTAATCTTGTATAGGTCATGGCCAGGGATATAGTCTCAGCTATTGTTAAACCCGGGGATGTTGCCCTATCCCAAGCAGCCTTATAAGCTACAGTTGCGGAAACAGTCAGTCCTGGGGATGTAGATATAGGATAGTTTACTGGTGGTGGTGCAGTATCACAAACCAATCCCCAAAAAACGAGATTAAGTTGTGGCGTTCCAGATGGGACACACATAATTCCTACAGAGTCATCATCTGATATAGATATTGTATGAGCGGTATCGTTCCCTGTTAAATCCGTATCGGATATTGTAACCGCTAGTCCGCTGGCAGGTGATGCGCCCTCTTGCCTTATTGTAACCGTGTTAGATTTACCAGCCCCTGGTTCACGCCACAAGGCTACATAAAACTTCTTAAATATACACTCCTGGACTAACTGGTATCTCTGGGCTTCTGTGGATGTCCAAGCGGAAACGGAGGCGTGAAGCCAGGGGGTAAGATAATGGTATTCAGTGTCGGTAGTATTTGTTCCGTTGTTAGAACCACCCCATATTACACTCTCCCCATCTGTATCCGCCTCAAAGGTCATCCCCATACACACAGCCGTAGACACTGATGGGCTATTGAGGGGTTCACACGCCACAGTTAGCAAGTCACCTGCCGCTACCGTAACCTCATGTGCAGTATCATTCCCAGACACATCATCAGCAGTGATTGTACAAGTTAAAGTTGTATCAGAACCATTCTTTCGTAGTGTAAATTTATATGCGTCTGGGGCAGTCCCTGGGTCTGCCGTCATTTGCACATACAAGTCTTTGATTTTACCTGCGGTTGGGCAAACTGATACAGCTTGGTATTCTGTTCCATAATAACCTGGTCTACCAATGGCTTTATAGTATGTGGATGAGTTGCCAAGCCATCCATAAGGGCATAAGATTAAACTTTCGTTAGCATTATCACCCTCAAACTCCATTGTCCACCGAGCATAACGAGCATTATCGGGAGAATCGGGATTACACTCCAAACAAATCCAATCGCCAGCAGCAACTGAAACATCGTGTGCCGTATCAGATGCCACAGTTCCATCAGCGGCTACTGTACAGGTTAATGTAGTATTAGCAAAAGCACCCTCGCCTACAGCCCTGTGCAGAGTAAACGTATAAGTCCCTGTCCCTGGCACACCATCTAATTCCACACGGAGATTACGAAGAGTGCCTGGGTTGGTAACAACACCAGCTTTTGATAAAACGACAGTATCCCAACTTAAGCCGCTAGAGATAACATTATATTCCGTAGTGGAGACATGCAGCAGGTTATAAAACCCACCTACTATTATCTGTCTCATAGCTTAACTATTCTCTCCGAGAGTTCTATCTTCAGGTCGTCCCTTATCTTGGTACTGGCTATCTGGTCTGATTTGGTAGCTACCAACACCACATCATCACCAGCCAGATGCAGATGCCAATAGGTCTTACAACCAGCACATTGATGAGTAAAGTATTCCGCCATTGATGTGGCTGACAACAGCCTCTCATTATCTACAGGAACCAGCTTTTTTTTACAATTAGGACAAAACATAACTACCTCCAACCTCCTTAACTAGCCCGCCGTGCCATACCTCGGAACCTGATTTTTCAATTAGTCCGTAAGCCATAAACTATCCTTATTAAGCCTGGTCTATCGTAGATTGGCCGTCTATGGTTATGGTGTCGGTGTTCTCAACTGCCAATACAGCGTTAAGGCAGCACTCGATAAAAGCAACGTCATCATCGTTGTTGCAGACGTGAATGCCAGCTACGTTCTTGGTGGCTGTCGCAGTAAAGACATGGTCAAATAGGATAGTATCGCCTGCTGTATTAACCGTATCTCCGGCAACGGTGTCTATTGCAATGATTG